CGCTAACAATCCCGATGCTCAAGACATCGTTTAATCAAGGATAGACACCCATGAGCCAATTACTATCGGCAAAAGCCCAAGAACGCATCGATAATCTGATCCAATTAACTGCGGATCATTACGGCGGAGTACCGGGTAAGACTTATACCGCGACTCCAGCGGTCGCACAAACCTTGAATGAAAAAATCATCCTGGATGGCAACTGGCTATTGCCATTAATTAATGTTGCGCCGGTGGCGGAAATAAAGGGCGACAAGATCTTTATGGATTTGGCTTCGCCTGTTACTAGTCGTACCGATACATCGGGTTCAGGCGAACGTAGCGCCAAACGCCTATTGGCGCTTACCAATAAAGAGTATCAGCTATACAAAACCGAGTCCGACGTCGGTTTGACCTATAGCCAAATCGATTCATGGGCTAAGTTCCCCGACTTTGCAAAAAGATATGCCAATAGAGTTATAAAAGCCATTGGTAATGATCGGGTCAGAATCGGTTTTCACGGCATAACGGCAGCAGCAACAACCGATGCCGTCGCCAACCCAAACCTGGAAGATGTCAATAAAGGTTGGCTGCAGATAATCCGTGAATTCAACGGCGGGTCTCAGTACACCATCGGTACTGCAGGCGTACCTGTTCAACTAGGCAGCAATACCTTCAAAAATCTGGACGTATTGGTCGGCCTCGCAATCGATAAGTTGGCGGAGCAATTTAGAGAAGATCCCGATCTGGTTGTATTCGTGGGTAGAAACGTCATTCAGTACACCAGAAATCAATATTACGCAGCCAACGGCAATACGCCGACGGAAAAAGCCAAGGTCAATGATGCAAGTACCATGACGACTTACGGCGGATTGCCTGCATTAACGCCGGCCTTCTTCCCGAGCAACGCGATATTGGTAACCAGCCTGAACAACTTGTCCATTTATTGGCAAGAAACTTCATGGCGCCGCCAGCAAATCGATAACCCGAAACGCGACCAGTACGAAGATTTCAACAGCCGTAACGAAGGTTATGTTGTCGAAGTCGAAGAAAAATCCGCGTTTATCGAAAACATTACCTATGTACCGACCGCCTAATTATGTCCAGTAATCCACTCGATCAGATCAAAGCCCAGCAAATCGCCGAGGCGAAAGACAGCGGCAATTTGCATCCGTACCAGTTCGGCACCGGCGATAAGCCGGTGCAAAAGCCTGTTATTTCTAATCATCGGGCGCTATTGAATCCGCTGGACCAGATTAAGCAGGCGCAACTGGCAGAGTCCGAACAAGCCGATAATCACCCCCTTCATCTGGGTAGCGATTCTGCATTCGGCCCGGATAGAACAATAACCGGTCCGGTAAGAATAGATTTAGGCAAGCTTGAACACTACCAAGCCGCCATGTCTGCCGATTTGGCCAAGATATCGACCATCAAAGACGTGATCGAAAAAGCCAAGGCCAAAGCGAAGATGCTGGAGACCTATTTGCCGTTTGTGAACGACTACTTCAGAAATGGCGACAACTATCCGAACGATATTGCCGTTAGAGTTTGCATCTGGCTGTTCGACATCTTGCAAATCGAGCACGCGTTAATTCTGGCCTTTGCACTGATCAAGCAAAACCAAGTCACGCCGCCGAAATTCGACCGCGATTTAAAGACCTTTGTCTGCGATGCCATGTACGACTATGCCAACGCGCTGCTGAAACAGGATCAGTCGGCCAGCCCGTATCTGGATCAAGTCATTGCTGTTATGGACGAGGACAAATGGTCATTGGCCCCGCCTGTGCAATCGAAAATGTACACGATGCTGGCCAAGCACAAACAGCGCGAAGGCAAATGGGCGGACTGCGTTGCCCTGTGCGAAAAGGCCGAACAGGTCAATCCTGAAGGCGCCGGTGTCAAGGGCATTAAAAAAGCGGCGCTGGCAGCGCTGGAGAAATTAAAACCGGCCTCGGAACAGTCCGATAAAGCCAAACAGGACAATCCGGAAAGCACCGGCGACAAGGACGCGAAAAACGAAGCGCCTGGTACTGAACAATCCGACTCGGAGCAATCCGAATAAAGATCTCCTCAAGCCCTGGCTGGCAACCACCCGTGCAACTCGCAGCTCTCTCGCCGATGTTTGCGCCGGTTGTTTGTCCAGGCACTAATTTTACGATCGACCTGCCGAATGCAGGGATTAACCAAGGGTACGAACATGAAAAAAACAGGACTCGGCAAAATCTTAATTCTAGGTCTGGCATTGGCGGCGACATTACCGATGGCCGGCTGTTCGACGCCAGAGCTGGACGACGGCTACCAGATCGGGGACATCACCCATATCGTGATTCGCGAAGAGGACAAAATCAAACAGGCCCGCGAAACCTACTGCGGCAATGTCCAGGATTCTTCCACGCGGGATGCCGCCTTGCGGCTGATCAGGCTTAAATACCCGTTCATCCCAGAAAACGGAATCTGCGGCTAATGAGTTTCACCGGCAACCCCGAATTAAATGCGGCCGAACCGATCACCAATGACGGATTCTGGCCGAACGTGACAACGGGCGATTTGCTGGACAACTACCACGTCCCTGCCGAATACGAAGGCGGCGTGATAACGACCGGGTTAACCATGGCGCTGATCAACGTCAACCAAAAGCTGGCGGCTGTTAAAGCCGAGCTGGTATTGGCTGGCTATGCCAGCCTGTTGGCTTACAACACCGTGCATCCGGAAGCCATCAACGGCAAACAGGTATTGGACGAGCTGTATAAACACGCAGTGTACGCCCGAGCCAAAGCAGGTCTGCTGATGCAGTTTCCGGCAGTCAAACGGCAGCCGCAGGCGGAGAACCAGGCAGAACACAGCGAACAGCTGGAAGACTACTGGCTGGATGAAAGCCAAGGCGCAATCGCCGAGTTTTTCCGCCGGTTCTTGCCGGATCAACCGGTGATGAATAAAGCCAACACGCTGGCGGTGCTGCTATGAGTATGAGACAGCTAAAAGAGCTGACCGATCTCATTGTTGCGCTGGATTTCGTCCACCCCAGAAAGGTGTCCAGCGTGGCCGATGAGCCGAAGATTATCCCATCCGGGAGAGAGATAACGATTGATACCGGGCTGAATGCGCCTGGCATCGTGTTGTACCGGCAAACCTATACGGCAGTGTTCAACATCGATGAGTTCCCGTTTAAAAAACATGCGCCGGAAGAATTGTTCGGACATATTTGCGGCTATTTGCTGGAAAACGGCAACGGCACCGATCAAATACCGCAACCGGAAACCAATGTCGACGTGCTGGACAACGACACCGCAGACATTGAAGTGCAGATTAAATTCGAGCAGGACGTTTGCGGCATTGAAGACGACACCGGCACGATCCTGATTAAAGGCAAAAAGTACAAGGTCGCCGATCCTGAAATCGACTACGTGTTATCGGGCGATGTAGCCACATGAGCCAAAGCGTCCGAGTCGATGTAGTCGGATTGCTGCCATTAAGGCGGCAACTGCAACTGCTGCAAATGGGACCGGATCGCCGCCGTCGTCTAGTGGCACGAGTCGCCAAAAAAGTGACTCAGGACAGCAAAAAAAGAGTCCGTAACCAGATCGATTTGCAGGGCACCCGCTATCCGGACCGGCACAGACCGAGAACCCGCAACCGGCGCAAGATGCTCAGCCGGTTGGTAAAAGAATTGAAAGTGATCCAGGCCGATAGCAACAGCGCCACCGCCGGATTTAGAAGCCCGGTTGCCGGTCGCATTGCCTCCGACCAGCAACACGGAAAAAGAACAACGGTATCCGCCGCGAGTTTCGGCGGACGCAGTGCCGACAGTTACAACCAGCCGGCCACGCGCAGACAGGCCAAGGCGCTGATTGATGCCGGGTTTAAGTTGAGGATAAACGGCAGAGCCCGCAAAAGTCCGTCGATAAAGTACATCGTCGACAACTACAGCCAAGGCCAAGCAGGTACGGCATTAAAACGGCTGCGTGCCTGGGCCGGTGAAGCGACAAAAACCAGCTGGACAACGACATTGCCGGCTCGGAGTTTTTTGGGCGCCACCGCTGCGGAAATCCAGCAATACATCGAACAAATTTATGACGACATGGAACAGGAGCTAACACGACATGGCACTAGGTAAAATCACAGTCAACGCCCTTAATTTAAATCAGGGGCCGTTTCCAACCGTCGAGAAATATTTTTTATTTATCGGCCAGGGCGCAACCAACGCGGACACGCTGCTGTTTTTAAACGGCGACAGCGACCTGGACGTAGAACTGGGCGCCGCGGATTCGGAAATCAAGCGCCAGATCAAGGCCGCAAAAGTTAACGCCGGGCAAAACTGGGCCTGTTGCGCAATTCCTGTCGCCGACGGTGCGCTGTGGGCGGCTGCGTTCGACATGGCCATGAACCAAAACGTCAAAGTGGAAGCCTGCGTGATCTGCACGCCGGTTGCCGTAGCGGCCGACCTGACCGCGATGCACACCAAAGCCATCGAGACCAACGCCACCTATGGCCGCCGCCTGTTTTTTATCGCCGCCGCCGACGCAATCGATGCCACGGCGGTCACCGGGCAAACCTGGGCTGCCTATGTGACCGCCATGACCGCGCTGACAACCGGACTGGCCGCAATGCGCGTGTCCGTTGTTCCGTACATTTTTAATGATGCGGTCGGCATCTACGCAGGCCGATTATGCAACGACCAGACCAGCGTTGCCGATACGCCGATGCGCGTCAATACCGGCTCTCTGGTCGGTCAGGACCAATCGACGCTGCCTGCCGACAAGGACGGCATTATCTACAACAACGCCCATGCCAAGGCTTTGAACGATCAGCGCTTTAGCGTGCCGCAGTTCTATCCGGATTATGAAGGCCTGTACTGGTCTGACGGACAGACACTGGATGCCGCTATCGGCGACTATACGGTGATTGAAAACCTGCGCGTGGTCGACAAAGCCGCGCGTGCGGTGCGCCTGGTGCTGATCAGTCTGGTCGGCGACCGGCGCTTTAACTCAACCACTGTCGGCACGGAATGGGCGATCAGCAAGTTGATGCGGCCGTTGTTTGAAATGAGCCGGTCAACGGTGTTTCATGGCATCCCGTTTCCGGCTGAATTGAAGTCGCCTGTTGACGGCGATATCGCCATCACCTGGATCACGCGCACGCAGGTGCAAATTTTTATCAAGGCCCGGCCTTTTGAGATCCCAAAAGACCTGACCGCCAATATCATTCTGGATTTAACCGCACCCGTTTAAGGACACGTCATGAGCAAGAAAAACCATTTATCCGGACAGGACTTCGACGTGATGCTCGGCGACGTGCTCGTGCATGTCGAAAACCTGAGCGCCAGCATTACCGACAACCGCAAAGCCGTGCAAACGCGCGGCATTCCCGATGGCTACGTCAACGGCGACGTGGCCTGTTCCGGCGATCTTGAAATCGACAGCGTCAACATGGCGCTGCTGAACGAAGTGGCCAGGGCCGCGGGCAGTTTCAGGGACCTGCCGCCATTCGACATCGTGTGCATCGGCAAGAATATCGATCATCAGCAAAAGATCGAGCTGTTCGGCTGCCTGTTCAAAATCTCGGACCTGTTCAACCTGGACGGCAAAGGCGGCGAAAAGAACAAGCACAAATTACAGTTTGAAGTGACCAGCCCGGACTTTGTGCGCATGGATGGCGTGCCGTATCTATCGGCTAACAACACACGGGATCTGTAATGGAAAAAGTCACGTTTGCCAAGTTAAAGGACGCTCTCTCGCGCAAGGATGCGCCCCTATTTAAAGGTGAATTGAATCTGACGCTGGTGGGCATCCGCGCGAAAGACCTGAGCGCCAACACCTTCAACGATCTGCTATGCGTGCTGTACGAGTCCGACGGCAAACAAGTGCTCGAGCAGTACCCGATCACCACCGATCCCGGCGTTTATTACCGTGAGCATCCGATTAACGTGGATGGCACCGCCATTTTAAAGCCCGGCCATTACCGAGGCTGTTGGCAGATCGGAGCCCACCAGGGCAAATACCTGGCACTGGTGCAGCGCGGCGAAATGACCGTCTACCGCGACCGCAACAAAGACAAGAAACTGGATCTTAAAAACGCGCAAAGCGGCTATTTCGGCATCAATCTGCACCGCGCAGGCCAAAACGCGCTCACCCTAAAAACCGACAAAGTTTCCGCCGGTTGCCAGGTGTTTGCTAACAGCAAAGATTTTGATGCAGTGATGAAACTGGCGCAACGATCGGCAGCGAAATACGGAAATAAATTTAGTTACACGCTACTGGATGAGGCCGATGTATGCCAGCCGACCAAAGAAAAAGCGGCCCTGGCTTAATCAGCAGCTGGGCTTACAAAAACATAACGCCGGAAGAAAAGGCGCGGATCTGCAACGGCGCCGGCGCTGCCGGCAAATGGATCAGCTCCATTATTCCAAACACGATGTATGGGCTGGATTGCACGGAAGCCTTCAACATCCACGATTACGATTATGACGTGGGCGTGAGCCAGGCGGACAAAGACCGAGCCGACCTCAACTTGTTGAACAACCTGCTGACGCTGATCAACCATCAAGGCGGCTGGCTGATGCTGCCCAGGCAGTGGCGGGCGATGAAGTACTACGAAGCCGTGCAACTGCTGGGCGATGAGGCGTTTTTTAAAGGCAAATAGGGAGGTTTTATGCCGACTGAAGCGTGTAATTTGAAGATACAAAGGCTGGAAATTGTACAAGACCAACATGCCGAAAAAATCGGCTTCCTGTTCAAGAAACAGGATGCAACCGATAAAGCGCTGAGCGACATCAGGGATATTAAATACATCCTGATCGGCGGTTTCGGCTTTTACATGCTGGATAAAGTCGGCCTGGTTGAAACAGTCATTAAGTTTTTCGGCTGAGATTCCGTAGGGTACGCATTGCGTACCTTTTAAACCCGTAGAAGGTACGCAATGCGTACCCTACATTTTTTTAATTGAGTAAGGGGAAGAGAGTATGAGCACAGCACAAACAAACGAATCGACAGAAAACACCGATTTGGTCACTATCGCGATTGGCAGCACCGACCTGCGATTTGATGTCAGCACCGCCGATTTTAATCAATATCTTAACGAGCAGACGCCACAAAACAAGGTTTCGCCTGCCTATAATTTTCTGCAACGGACCGTCGTTAAAGAGGATAAGGACAGCTTCAAGCAAGTCGTCATGCGGAACAAAGCCCCAAACGGCGCTGTCGTTATGCAAATAGCCAGCGCCATAGCGCTGGATTTCGGCGCCGATATTGACGTTACTGTAAAAAAGTAGAGCAGCTCGCCGACAGCATCGGCGAGAACGGCTACAGCCAACTGATAGCACTGACCAAACACTGGCTGCCTGGGCAGCCGGTCACTGAACAAACCATGGCGGAAGCGCTGTGGCTGGACCAGCGGCATTGGAACAACACCACGGCCGCGATTGCCAACGGCATAGCAAAGGCGTTTAACGGATAATGACTGCACTCAATAATCTGCTATTTAGAGTCTCGCTGCTGGACAATATGTCCGGGCCTGCCAGAAATATGATGTCCACCATGGACAGGGTCACCAGCAACATTCAGGGCGGATTTAATAAAATCGGCTACGGTGCGGCGGGGTTGGCTGGTGCGGCGTATTCTCTCGATCACATCTTGCAGCCGGCCAAAGAAATGCAGTCCGCGTTAGGTGAAATCTCGTCTATGAATGTCGGCAAAGACGTGCTGGACAAGCTGAACATATCAGCACTGAAATTCAGTGTGCAGTATGGCGAATCGGCGGCGGAATTCGTGCGCTCGGCGTATGACATTCAGGGCGCCATTTCCGGATTGTCCGGCAACGAGCTGCCGGCCTTTACCAATGCCTCGGCCGTTCTGGCAAAAGGCACCAAGGCCGACATGGGCACGATCACCAATTATGTCGGCACCATGTATGGCATTTTCCAGAAAAACGCCGACGCCATGGGCAAGGCTAACTGGATCAACATGATGGCCGGGCAAACCGCCGTTGCCGTCAATATCTTCAAAACCACCGGCCAAGGCATGTCCGAGGCCTTCACCACTCTTGGCGCTGGCGCTCAAACTATGGGTGTCGGCATGGCCGAACAAATGGCGGTGATGGGCACCTTGCAGGCGACGATGTCGGGCAGCGAGGCTGGTACCAAGTACCGCGCGTTCCTGGACGGCGTCGGCAATGCGCAGGATAAACTCGGGCTTAAATTTACCGATAGCCAAGGCAAGATGCTGCCGATGGTCAACATCCTGGAAAAGATTAAAGGCAAGTACGGCGATATCGACACCGTCGCTAAATCCGACTTGCTCAAAAAAGCCTTCGGCACGCAAGAGGCCACGGCGCTGGTCAAGTTGCTGTCGACCAATATCGACGGACTGAGCGGCAGCATTAACGAGGTCGGCAAGCAAACCGGACTGCAAGGCGCGATCGACATGGCCAACGCCATGGTCCAGCCGTGGGAGCAAGCTAAAAGCGCGGGCGATGCGCTGATGATTATGCTCGGGCAAAAGATGCTGCCAGTGCTGAAGCCAGTATTCAACGGCATTGTCAGTGTCAGCGAAAAACTGATGCGCTGGATGGACCTGTTCCCGAACATCACCACTTACATCGGCTATGCGGTTTTTGCCGTCATCGGAATTATTGCCGCGCTGTCGGCGCTGTCTGTTGTGGTGGGCATCAGCCAATTTCTGTTGGTCGGCTGGGGAGCCGGAGCCGCAGTATTTAAAGGGGCGTTGTGGTTGCTGAAAGGCGGGCTGTTTAATGTCATTCCCGCAATCTGGAGCTTTTCGGCGGCTCTGCTTGCCAATCCGGTCACCTGGATAGTGCTGGGCATTGGTGCGCTCATTGGCGTGATTGCTGCCGCTGTCATTTATTGGGATACCTGGACGCAAGCAGTCATCAACTGGTCAAGCGCCTGGCTGGAATCGACCGGCGTGTTCGCCTGGGTAGATTCTGTTGTCGCCTTCTTTGAGCGAATCCCGCAATGGTGGTCAAGTTTCGCCGTATGGATCGGCACATTAAACCCGTTCGCCCTGGTCGGCGCTGGCATAGGCTTGCTCATTGCCGGATTTGATGCCATCCCGCAATGGTGGACTGGCTTTACAGGCTGGATTGCCACATTGAACCCATTCGCGCTGGTCGGCGTTGGCATAGGCTTGCTCATTGCCGGATTTGATGCAATTAAAAACTGGTGGTCTGAATTCAAAAACTGGCTGGCTACGCTGAATCCGTTTGCCGGAATCAGCAGCGCTGCTGACAGTGTCATGCGCGGCATTCAGTCGCTGACCGGAATCAAAATGCCCGACGCAATGGCCGCGCTTGATAAGGTCTCGTCTCCAACCGCACTTGCAGGGCCACAGACTGCCTCACCATCATTGTCAGCACTGACGGCACAACCGCAATGGCTGCAACAACCGGCGCCCGGCCTTTTAACCGGCGGCTTTACCCCGCCTCAGCCGGTGGCCGCCCCTGCGGCGCCGACTGCGCTCAGCCAAAGCCAAACGGCCAATGTGCCCAAGGGCGGCATCATGAGCCAGATTAACAACGCCAATAACAGCAAGGTGGTCGATGTCGGCGGCATTACCATCCATAACCCGTCAAAGCCTGTTGGGCCGTTACTGGCTGACGAACTACAAATGGCTGCAGGCTGATCATGGACTACATCGATCTACGCATCACCGATAACGACCTGACCCCCGGACCCGGCAACGAACCGGCCCTACTCGGCGACCGCGACAGCATCGTTCAGGACACCCAGCATTTAATCCGCGACTGCGGCCTGCTATCGGCCTGCATCGGCGAGCGCGACAACGCCAAAGTGGCGCTGCTGATGCAACAGTTGGCGCTCAAGATCGAAGACGACCTGCGCCTGGTGCCTGGCACGATCAAGATCACCCGGCAGGACACGGAATTATTTTTTATCACCGCCGACACCGTTAAGTTCGGCAAAATCAGCTTTCAGGTTAGCGCATGAGCGATGTTGATTACACCAAGATTTTAAGCGACAACGGCATCCCGACCACGCAAGCGGAACTGGAAACCGCGTGGAAAGACGAGGTTACCGCGCAAGGCAGCACCATCAGCAATGACAACGCCTATTCGCCGTTCTGGCGGGTAATGACGGCATTAATCACCAAACCGGTGCTGTGGCTGGTCACGTTTATGGCGGAAACGGTGCTGCCGAACAGTTTCGTTAAATCCGCCACCGGCGTTTGGTTGGAGCTGCTGGCCTGGGCGGTCAATATTGAACGCAAACCGGCAGGCAAGGCCAAAGGCCAAATTACCTTTACCCGTGCCGATGTCGGCGCGGCTTATACCGTACCGGCGGGAACGGTGGTCCAGACCGCATCGATCAACGGCTTTGTGTACGAGATGGTCACCGACACCGCCACCGCGTTTGTGCCGGGACAGGCAACCGTCAAAGTCAACTGCACGGCGGCTGCGGTCGGTGATGCTTATAACCTTGCAGTCGGCTATTACAGTATTTTAAAAGCGCCGATTGCCGGCATCACCAGCGTCACCAATAGCGACGGCTGGCTGCTGACGCCTGGCACGGAAACCGAAATCGATAATGACCTGCGCGACCGTGTCCGCAACCAGTTCGGCACTGCATCCGACTTTCACACCGACAGCGTGTACCGCGCATTAATCAGTGAATTCCCCGGCGTGGCGATCGATGCGATCTGGTTTGAGCATAATGCACCGCGCGGCCCCGGCACCGCCAATGCCTCTGTGCTGTTCGATTTTAATGCGCCGGCCGCTCAATACCTGGCCAACATCAATGCCTACATTACCGACCAAGGCCATCACGGCCACGGCGATGATTTGCAGGTGTACGCCATGCCGGAAACCGACCATGCGCTGATCGTCAGCGTGTGGCATGAGCCGTTTTTAACCGCCGCGCAGATCACCCAATTGCAAACGGATGTCGATACGTTCATCAGGGCGGCATTCCGCGAGAACAAAGCCTACAGCCCTACCCTGACCTACCCGCACAGCCGGTTCAGTTTTTCCAAGTTGGGTCAGGAACTGCACAAACAGTTTCCGGACATTCACAGCGTGGACTTTAACTTGGCCGACATCGTTTCGGCGCTGAACGTGCCGACTTTGTCATCGCTGACCATCAACATAGCGGTGACTGAATGACGCAGCAAAAAAAGCCCTCTCTGATGGACGACTGCATGGATGCAGGAGGTAGAGCAACACAGGAGCAGTTGCCGAGAGTTTGGGTGAGGAGACTTTAAATGGAGCCGATCAAGCTGCCGTTTTGGCTGGAAGGGACCGAGCTGGTCAAGCTGCGCGATGCGGCGACGGCTTACTGGGCACAAATTGAAACGTGGCTGAAATGGCCGTTGACGCAGTTCGACGCACTGACCTGCAGCGAAGGCGTGCTGAACCTACTGTCCTATCAGCGCGACATCCAGCGCTTTAAAGACGAGCCGCTGGATCTGTACAGAAAGCGCGTGGCATTTGCCTATGTGAATGCCCAAGACGCCGGCAGCAAGATCGGCTTTATCCGGATATTTGAACGGCTTGGCATCGGCTATCTGGAAATCGACGAACGGGTTGATCCGGTGGACTGGGATGTGGTGCTGCTTCGGCTAAGTGATTCGCAGCTGGCCGAGAACATGGAGCTGCTGCAAAAGATTATCGAAAAATACGGGCGCACTTGCCGGCGTTACCAGCTGCAGGTAATTACGCCGATCATCGTCACTATCGATGCGCGGGAAACCGGCCATACCTGGTGGTTTGATGCTGCCCTGCAAGCAGAATCGCCGTGGCTGGCGGATGCAACCATTGACAACAAGGCAACCGGCAACAGCTGGGATCTGGCTGTCGCTAAACTATAACAAGGAGCAAACATGGCATTTATTACCATTGAGGGTGAAGACCAGATAGCGGCCAAGCAAGGCGCTTCGCAAATTCTGGATATCACCCATTTTGTGCTGGCGAATATTGCCGGGCTGGGTGCAGAACCGGTCAACCGCATTGAAGCAATGCCGGCGGCTGGAAACATCATGGCGACCTTGCCGGTCACCTCATCCGGATACGTCAACGGCAACCAGGTGGTGTACAGCCTGGTCATGGATTCATCGCTGGGAGACTACGACTTTAACTGGGTCGGCCTGAAAGACGCCGACGGCGTGCTGATTGCCTGCACCTATACGCCGCTGATCCAGAAACGCAAAACCACGGGAGCAATACCGGGCAACAACCTGACGCGCAACTTCCTGATCGCCTTTTCCGGCATTCTGGCGACCACGGCCATTGCCGTGCCGGCAGAGACCTGGCAGATCGATTTTAATGCCAGGCTATGGGGCATTGACGAGCGCGAACGCCTGAGCAATTACGATATTTACGGACATGAAGGCTTTTTTGGCGATGGCTGGAAAGTGACTCGCCAGGGAGCGACAACGACTTACGACGTTGCGGCTGGCGTCGGCTATGTCGGCGGCGTGCGCATTGCCAGCGCCATTACCCAACAAGTGACCGTGTCCGGGCCGCCTAAGTCGGTCTGGCTGGACGTGTCTCTGCAGGGCGACATTTCCGACGTGTCGGCAGTGGCTGATTTTGTTGTTGATGCAGTCGCGCATGCCGATTACACCGATGCCAATGGGTTTAAGCATTACGTAACTAAGATTGCCGATATTGCCGCCGATGGCAGCGTGACGGATGTTAGGGTATCGGCTGATGCCGATCCGCACCCGCAGTATGCAACAAAGGTTGGAGTACAAAGCCAGTCTTATACAGCGTTCACGGCTGGCGGTACTGTTGATGCGTTGACCGGGACAATACCCAGTACGCTTACAGCGCTTGCTGACAAAATGCAGTTTACAGGTATTTCAGCAGGAAAAAATTTAACATCGGCGCCAACCTTAAACCTTACGCTTGGCAGCACGGCCACAGGTGCAAAAACGATCGTCAAAGGGGCCAACCAGGCGCTGGTCGATGGTGATATTTCTGGTGCAGGGTATCCGTGTCAGTTTGAATGGAACTCGACTTTTAATGCATGGGTGCTACTAAATCCGGCTACTGGAGTTATCCCCGTGCCTTCAGGAGCTATTGCGCATTTTGCAATGGCTTCGTCTCCATCAGGTTGGTTAAAGGCCAACGGTGCAGCCGTTTCGCGCACGACATACGCTGCGCTATTCGCCGCAATCGGAACCACGTTCGGCGCTGGAAATGGATCAACAACGTTTAATCTGCCTGATCTTCGCGGGGAATTTCTGAGAGGTTGGGACGACTCCCGCGGCGTCGATACCGGCCGTGCATTGGGCACTAGCCAAGGTCACCAGCTACAAGACCACAACCACGCGCATGGTATTCTGACCCAGAGTGCTATGGCTGGCGGTAATCAACAGTATGTCGTTAGCTCGGCCGGAGCCGCGCAAAATACGACTGGTATTTCTAACTCGGGATCTAACCCTGCTAACTACGGAACCGAGACTAGGCCGCGAAACATCGCACTTTTGGCCTGCATCAAATACTAATCGAGGGCACTATGAGTAATACAATCTATAACTATCATCAGCAAACTGGAGAGGTCATCAGTGCGGCTCAAGCAGACGTATCTCCGCTGGAGCCAGACGTTGTTCTTGTTCCTGCGTTTGCCACACTTACCAAACCGCCGGTGACCGCCATCCATGAGGTCGCCGTTTATCTCGATGCTGATGGTAACGCCCCTGCTAACGAGGGTTATGGCCAGTGGCAAGTAAGATCCGACTGGCGAGGCGTGCCACTATTTAGCACCGCTGATGGCAGTGTCGTCAACATTGAAGAAATTGGTATTTCTCCTGCTGATATATTGGCAACAGATCAAGCAATGCCTAGCTCATCTCATACATGGACTGGATCTGAATGGGTGATTGATCCGTCAAAAACGTCAATTCAGATGCACAAGGCAAAAGATGAAAAATGGCAGCTCATCGAATCTGAACGTGACCGTCGTACCAAGGCCGGCGGCTATCCCGTCGGCGCTCTATGGTTCCATTCCGACGGCTTCAGCCTGACCCAACAGCAAGGCATGGTGCTGGCAGCAATGATGGTGCAGGCGGCTGGCGGCGATCTTTCAGCTCCACTGTTGGCGGACCCATGGAGAACCTTGACCAAGCCAGGCCTACCTGAAGTTCGGGTTCCTATGACTGGCACCTTGGCGCTGCAACTGCTGCCGGCCGCCATGGAGCAGCAAGCGGCGATCTATGCCGCCGCCGATGCCCATAAAGCGGCGCTGGAATTAAGTGCAGACCCTGCCAATTATGATTTCAGCACCGGCTGGCCTGCCGATTACACAGAAGCGTAATGACCTGGACGCCCTTATCCATAACCGCGCCTTTAGGCAATGCCGCCTCGCTGGACGGCCAATCCGGCGGCAGCATTACCAAACGCCTGGTGCATCCGTGGCTGCATGGCGTCGGCGAGGGTTCCGGCCATTACCGTTATCTGAGCTTCCCCAATGCGGCCAGCGCCCTTGCCAAAACCCTGAGCAATGAACCGGCGGCGCTGGGCATTGCGATCGCGGCGTCCAACCTGACCGATTTTGCAGGCGATATCGCCACATTAAATGCGGTGTTTCCGGTACGCGAGTTTGCAGCGCTGGGCCGAAAGGCTGCGGCGCTGGTTAATCTGGAAACGACCAAATTCAACCTTCCTCAAGCCGCCGGTGCGATCGCCGCGCAAACGATGGACCTGTCAGGACTTGGCGCTATTGCCGATCTACGGAAAGCGGCACTGATGGAGCAGGCGCAAGCCGAAGCCACGGCGTTTGCTGCAAACGGCCCGCTTGCCAACCTTGATCTTTACCAAGCACAAAAGACCGCTGCCGATGCGGCCATTTCCGCAGCGCTTGCAGCTGCCAAGGCTAATTTTTCAGGCGGCGCCGGCTGGCGGTTTTATGCCGACGCCGATATCGCCAACGCCCTGCTGCAAAACACGCCGGATCACCGTTACACGCTGACCGCGATCATGCTGTTTACCGGTTCCGTGGCTGATCTGGCGCTATTAAAGGAGATTATCGCGTGAGCATTCATTTAAACGGCACCAAGATTCCCGGTCATAACCAGAAAGTGTCGATCGACTTGAAGTTTGCCAGCGAGGACATGTCCGGCAACAGCTCTTCGACCGCCAAAGCGCAAAAGGGCGACAAGGGCAAAACCCTCAAGGTGCAAACCACGATCCGCTTCATCGACGCCGACGATTTAAGCCTGCTGGTCAATCTGGCCGAAGCCAAAAACGCGGCCGGTGAGCAGGTGATTTACCACATCGTCAACCCCACCGCCAACGCCATGAATATGCGCCAGGGCTTTTTTGACGAGACGCTGTCGGTTAAGGAAAACGACTCGACCGAGGACTGGAGCATCAGTTTTACGCTATCCGAGCATCACTCGGTACCGGAAAAAAAAGAGTCCAGAAAAGCGGAAAAGAAAGTCGCCGAACAAGCCCCGAAAGGCACGCCGGTAAATAGCCAGGCGGCTGGGGCAGCGGCCCCTGCTACGGTAACGGAACAGGCGGTAGAACTGACGCCTTTTGAACAAAAGCTGAAAGGCTTGGATGCGTTTTTGGGTGGCTGATGAAACTAGACCGCCAACTCAACATCAATAACACCGCGTACCCCGTCATTGAAGACCGGGTGCTGCTAGATCTGGATTCGCCGGGCCGGGCGCAGTTTTTAATCGATGCCGGAGACAAGCCGGTGCAGGCCAAACAGTTGGTTTCGTTTACCTTGGGTTACGCCGCGCACGACACCATGCAGCGGGTGTTTTTGGGCTTTATCGAATCCGTCAACACGATGGACCGGCGGCAAAAACTGTTTTGCCGGGAACTGTCGGCGGTGCTGTACGCTCCGCTGCGGCTGGATTTGCGCCATGTAACCATGCAGGAAGTGATCGGCGATATCCACAGCAAAACCGGTCTGACCTTTAGCGTCGGCGAAGGCGCTTACAGCAGCCTTAAGGTGGCGAACTTTTATAACCTGGGCAACGGCTATCAGGCCATGCAGTCAATGGCCCGGGTGTTCGGCATTCAGGACTATATCTGGCAGCAACAAGGCCACGGCGTTATTTATGCAGGCAGCTGGCAAGATTCGCGCTGGGCGGACAAACCTATCGAGCTGGGCGGCGAAATGTTCACCGAGCATCTGGCCAACAACAGCGCCAAACTGGTGGCGGTACCGGCACTGCGCCCTGGCGTAAAGCTAAACGGCAACATCGTCACCAAAGTGGATTTTAGCGGCAACCAAATGGGGGTAACGTGGAAAAAGCCATAAAACGCATGATTCAATCGTCATACCCTGAGCTGGCCGGCGGCTATCACCTGCCCCGCTTTGCCGAGGTGGTCACCGCGCGCGAAACGCCCAAAGGCGGCGAAGTGTGCGACGAGTTCCGGCCCGTTTATGCGGTCGATGTGCAGATTCTGGACGAGTACGGCGAGCCGGATTCGGCTTTTCCGGTGCTGAAGGATCTGGCTTTGCCGATGCCGGTATCCGGCCATGAAATGGGCATGGCGGCTTTCCCTGAGAACGGTGCTTGGGTGGAGATCGGCTTTGCCTACGGCAGCCCGAACAAGCCGTTTATCCGCTGCATCCTGCCCCACGGCCGCAGCCAGTTTCCGGTCGAGCGCGGCGAAATGCGCCTGCAACAGTCGGCGGAAAGCTACCAGACTATCGACAAAAACGGCAACCATGCCCGGGTTACTGACGGCAACATGACCGACAGCAGCCTGAAAAAGACCAGCACCGCGACCGAGCGCAGCGCCAATTACGGCAAGAGCGACAAGACCGTGGACGCTGGCGACACCGAAACCATCGGCGGCATTAAAAAGATCATCGCCAACATGGGCATGCAGCTGACCAGCGGCCAACGCTTCGACCTGTCGGCGCTGGGCGATCTGAATATCGCCAGCAAAACCAAGTTCCGGTCGATCGCTCCGCTTAGCTGGGTCGGATCGAGCAATGAAAACGTACTGAAGCAATTATCCGAGCTGATGCAGTTGATGATTAATCTGTGCAACATTTTGCAAAACCACACGCACCCATCGGTAGGGGCCTGTAGCCAAAGCGCCCAGGTTGCCCAGATCGGGACCGATACCGGAGCGGTTAAAACGCGGCTGGATGGCATTACCGAAACCACGCCGCCGGATTAATAACAATGGACGAGATCCGCTGCGGAGCCTGCGGCAAAAAGCTGGGCGACGGCATTTATCAAACTTTGCAGATTAAATGCCCGCGCTGCCGCACACTGAACTTTTTGAGGGCCGAGAGCCCCAAACCAGAACACCACGAGTGTCATTGCAAGAGTGAAACTCGTGAGAACCTACCAAAACAACGGCATTACCGTACATAACACCGACTGTTTAACCCTGCTGGCGCAACTGCCGGACAACAGCATAGACCTGATCGCCACCGATCCGCCCTATTACAAAGTCAAAGGCGAAGCGTGGGACAACCAATGGCAAAGCAAAGCCGATTTTTTCGCCTGGCTGGATGAAATCCTGATCGAATATCACCGGGTTCTAAAACCGGCCGGCTCCTTGTATCTGTTTGCAGGGCCCCACCTGGCCACGCAAGTGGAGATTACGGTCTGCAGGCGTTTTGATCTGCTGAACCACGTCATCTGGCGCAAGCCCAGCGGCCGACATAACGGCTGCAACAAGGAATCGCTACGCCGCTACTTTCCGCAAACCGAACACATCCTATTTGCCGAAAGCCGCAAAAAGCTACCGTTCGCCTTTGAACCGATCCGCAGTTACCTGGACGATGCCAGAACCGCTGCCGGCATTTCCCGCAAGCGCATCGACCAGGCCTGCGGCTGCCAAATGTCCGGGCACTGGTTCGACCGATCGCAATGGAGCTTTCCCAGCCAGGCGCATTACCAAACGATGGATAGCGTGTTCGGCGGCACGCTAAAACCCTATGAAGAACTGAAAGCGGAATACAAAGCCATCAAAGAGCAGCGCCGGCACTTTGCCGTGACCAAACACGTGCCCTATACCAACGTCTGGGACTTTAAGCCGGTGCAATGGTACCCGGGCAAGCATCCCTGCGAAAAACCACTGGATCTGATGCGGCATATCATCGAAGCCAGCTCAAAGCCTGGCGATGTAGTGCTGGATACCTTTGTTGGCAGCGGCTCGACGGCGATCGCCTGCAAGGAGCAGGGGCGAAGGTTTGCGGGGTGTGAGATGGGGGTGGATGAATTTGAGGGAGCGGTGGAGCGGCTGAAGAAATAAGCGATAGGCGGGCGTGCTGATAGGGTATGCCCGCCTATTGGCCTAAACCGGCTCGACATGCAGCTTAACTCCAAGCGCCTTGATCACCTTTAAAATCGTGTCAAAGCGCGGTTTGGAACCAGGGGAAAGCGCCTTGTACAGGCTTTCGCGCCCAAGGCCGGACTCATTGGCAATCATCGCCATGCCTTTAGCTTTAGCGATGTAACCCAAAGCGCGGAGCAGTTCGTCGCTGTCGCCGTCATCAAGTACTTGGGACAGGTATTCACTGATAGCCTCGTCGCTATCGAGCAGACTGGCCATATCAAACGGTAATAGTTTTACGCTCATGATTTAAATCTCCTTAGCAAGTTCAACAGCACGTTTAATGTCGGCTTGTTGTGTGGATTTGTCGCCACCGGCGAGCAACACCACGACCACGCCGCCGCGCAATGTAAAGTAAACCCGATACCCCGCTCCGACATCAACGCGCATTTCGGATACATCGCCGCCTACCGGCTTAACATCGCCCAGATTGCCGTGCTCAGCGCGGTCGATGCGCCGTGCTATCGCGGTTTTGGCACGTAAATCACGTAAGGCAGAATGCCACTTGGCGAAAGCTTCGGTTTGTTCAACGATGTAGTTCATAGCGTCATTGTATCCAAGCAAATACAAAAAGCAATCTTCATCCGGGCGATTTGCTTGAACATTTCCGTAGGGTAGCCGGTAGCCTGGATGGAGCTTACGGAATCCAGGATTTTAGGACTCGGATTATCCCGTATTCCGCGAACGTCATACGGGATGATGGTTTTGAAACAAGGCAGGCGCTGGCTTGCCTTGAGTAATTACTAACATCTTCTATATTCTGCTATTATTTAAAACGCTACCGGGGCTGATATTTGCCTTTTCATTTTGGCTTCCTAGGTATTGATTCCGGTAGCATCCTATCAATCAATGTGTAGCATCGGTGCCGCAAAGTGTTGGGCTTCGTACCTCATCCAAACCTAACCAACTAGCGAATAAGCTTCTCTGGCTGATTAAGAGACTCGATTCTTTTCAGCATAGTGAGATACTCCTTATGCGAGCCGATAACTTGGCCAAACATACAGGGGTTCAAAGTGCTCTTTTTTTTGGTGGGATCCCATGGCACATAAGATTTTGCATAACTGCTGAAATAGCCATTCGCCTGAAGATCATGAATTGCGTCGAGAATATCTGCATTCATTTTAATGGCATACCGATCAATCAATTGGTCAAGACGAGCTAGACCTGCCGTAATGTCTTTATGGAAAAAATATCCCCAAGTCGCCCCTTTTTCTGAATATGAAATGAAAGATTTTGGGGGCAACTGAAGGCATGTGCTTTGCGCCGCTTTAAGCATGTTGTCATCAAGCATCATGTCGAAAGTAATCTTTTCTTCGGGGATATAGTCACCCCCCTTGTTTTCCATATAAAGAAGCTTAAAGGGGGACAATAGGCTTTTAAGGCTTCGATCAACTTCAACGGCAATAATCTTTCCAAGGTTCTTCTTCTCAAGTTCTTCAGCTTGCTTTTGGTCACGTTGTTCATAAGTCGAAAAAATTGAATAGATCAATACACAAACAACTAGGGCGAGGGTATTCCGTCCTGGTCCCGTAAGCTTTCGTATGCCAATTTGTGTTTTATCCCAAGTGTCTCCTCTGATCGCGATAATACTCGACGCAAAGGCTAAGAATATTGGTATATATTCCATAGGATTCCTGCTAGAAAAATGGTAGGTGATGCGTACCTACTTGGCTGAACTACAATCACGCAAGCGTTGCAACTCGTTGGCAATTCGCTTAGCTGCATGAACTGGCAGATTTTCAATGAACATAACAACTGCTAATACCAGAAGAAAAAGAGAGCTTCCAAAACTACTTTCCAGCGATGTTATGTTTTTAGTGTCTGATAATAAAAACGCGACTATTAAGAGCACGGCAAAAAGTAAGCTTAGGATGGCAACACATAGGTTGTACCAATAACCAAGCTTTTCAATGAAATTAAAGTCACGAATTGTAATAGTTTGGTCTTCAGCAATTTCCATATAAGGTCGAGCCCTCTCAATATGCTTCCAGGCAATGCAGTGGGAAGAGGTTTGATGCAGCTTGATAAATGCACTACGAGTACGATTCTCGGCATAAATACCCGTGGCCACCTTAAAATAGTGGGCATCCCGCAAGTCTTTAACAACTTTAATCGTCTCCGGATCAGCGGCGTCATGTGACAATACGTATTCATTGATTTGTTCCAGCCTTCGCCTTTCCTTATGTTCAAACATATCAAACACTCGCGAAAAGAATCCTCTATTAGCCAGAAGCCCTAGGAAGAGTAGAACAAGTAATACCGCTCCGCCTGGGGTGGTAACGAGCTCGTAAATGGCTCTTAGCAAGGAAGGCAGATTCTGAACTGCTTCCGTCGTATTCTTTACCTGAAAAGCTAGATCCATGGTGTTGTCTCTGATACAAAATTTAAAATTAACGTTGTGATGTCAAAATTATCTGTAGTGTTGGGCTTCGAACCTCAGCCCAACCTACGCACTACGGCTTAGCCAGACATACGAGTTAAAAAAATCTAAGCAGATATAAGTTTAAAGCAATATTGTTTTCGAATAAGATTACAATAGCTGAGTTATCGACGTATGAGACCACAGTTCAATTTTGGGGACCATCTCTATGTATCACTTTTATGCTCAAACAAAAAAAGGTACAAAAAATCAAAAAAACGATGACTGCTTTCTAATAAACGGCTTTACAGTTCAAAATGGTTCATATAAGGCACAGTCTAATAAAAAGTTTTTTGTGATTGGTGTTGCAGATGGTCTTGGAAGCGCTACCAGCGGCGACTTAGCAGCTAGATATCTATTAGAACAAATTTCAAAACATAAAAATCAGCTAACACATGCACTTATACTAAATATAATTAATAATGCACATGCATACTTAGGCAAAGAATTTGAGTTCAAGGCTTTAACTGTATTCACAATTGTAATGTCAAATGATGAGTTCATCACAATCTATCACTTAGGTGACACCAGAGCCTATAAGCTAACCAAACGAAATTTTGTGCAACTTACAAATGACCATACTTATGTCCAAAATCTTATTGATTCAGGCGCAATTGGAGAATCGATGAGATACAGCCATCCAAAAAAGCACATTATTACGCAGTCACTAGGTGGCAAAAATGAGATTCATATTGATACATACAGAAATGTATTTGAGCCTGGTGAAAAATTAATTTTAACTTCTGACGGCATTCACGATTATCTAAAAAAAGAAGAAATGGAAATAATATTAAGGAAGTCTGACAACATTGAGAAAAACGTTAACGCTTTAATTAATAAGGCGATAATTAATGGCTCTAACGACGATTTAACTGCTCTAGCTGTCAGATATATGTAATTACCAGTTCCTTCTTAGTAGGCCACCAATCTCACGCTCAAGTGTTCTCAAGGCATCATAGTTATAATCAGCAATACTTTCAAAACTACGTCCTGACTCACGCACTCCGTTATTTTTCATTATTCGGATAAACTCAAGGCCATTGTCTATAAGCTCTCGATGGAAATTGATTGTATCTTGAAAAGTGCTTTTCGTTGATATGTTACATTGATGTTTTAACTCACTTAGATAATGTCGAAATGCCAGACTTTCATTGAAACCAGATACCGAAGGTTTTACTGTAGAAAACAGCGCTTTTATATATTCATTTGTCTGTCCATATGGTTTCAAATCATCTAATACCCCTTCTTTCTTAGCAGCATCAAGAGCTCGAAGTCTGTATTCTGAGAGAGCCTGAGGGCAGTAATACCAAATTGATCTTCTACTTATCGAGTCTTCAGCAGCATTATTGAATTTTCCAGCATTAAAACAACGGACATTTAAAAATGAACCAGAAGCGATTGCATCGGCTTTTGCACAAGCCAAAAACAGCATCTGATGATTGCTGTATCCAACAATCACCTTTCTATTTTGAAACTTAAGACCTGCAACCAATAGTGCTAAATTAGCTAACCAATCTGCCTCTTCAATTAGATACCCGCCCTCGGGTACAATATAAAAGCCATCAATCTCCCACTCAGCAGTAACCTCGACCAGTTTTTCAACACTAACATCATCTAACAGAAACTCTTTTGTTAGAGCGATAGTTAAATATTTTTCTTTATCGTTAAATACCCTAGCTGCGGCCTCCAAGAAAACCTCTTGGATATCAATCCATATTTTATCGACGACATCACACATGATTGAGGGAATAATGTAAGCATATGTATTTGAATGATTGTTTGCATCTTTAATAGCTTCGAATTTATTCACAATCAGATTAATATCAGATAGCACAGTTGTATCAAATGAATCAAACCAATGTTCATGCTCAGTTAGCTTCTTATGATCAGCTCTTGGATTGTAATACTGAGGATCAAAAAGAGTTTTTCCATTTATCTTTAATAATTCTTTGGAAAATGATGCAAGTTGTTCACTTTTTAAATCACGGGGACTTAATATAACGGTACCCTCTCCCCATTTAGAAATAAGATGGCGACAATGCTCCATCATTCCATGCCCAAATTGTAAATATAAGTCCATGATTAACCCCTTAAATCAGTTGCTTGTAAATTTCTTCAAACCATTTATATGCTTCTTGCGCTGTTGCTGGTCTTCTACTTCTAAACTTATTCATGCAAGCATATATAAATGTATTAACCTCTTCATAATTCTTGTTATTTTCTAAAAGAGGATAAGAACCCTTTTCAACTTTCCTAAACACTTGAGCGATATGTTCACATCCCTCTAAAAAGGGATTGAACCCCATAAGCATCTCATAAGCTATAAGACCTACTGAGTAAATGTCGACTCGGCTATCAATATGTTTTTTTTCATTGTTTATTTGCTCAATTGGAGCATACCCAACTGTATGTGGACCAAAACGGTTATTGGTGTCCGTCAATGATTCTTTTGTTAAATCTCTGGCAATACCAAAATCAATAAGAAAATATTCACCATTTGTAGTTCTTATAATATTATCGGGTTTTATATCTCTATGTACTAAACGTCGCTGTTCTAAGATTTGAAGAATATTTAACATTGCATTTAGAAACTTACATACTTCATCATAATCCAGTTTTCCATGTTGAGTCATATGCTCTTTTAGGGTGACTCCATCAATAAATGACTCAATAATATAAAAATATTCTTGCCCATCCTGACTAATGACATTATTGTCGTGAATAATAGAAGTATTAAAGCCTCGGCATTCTTTAACAATTTCAATTTCGCGTTTTATACGCTCAATATTTTGTCCAGGTTTTACAATCTTAAGTACTACTTTGTCATATTCAGAAGAAATTCCAGTGTAAACAGTTTTTTGACCTGTGGATTTTAATTCAACTAGATCACTTAGACCTAATTGTTCAAAACATGCTAAATTCAAACAGCCTCCTTAATATTGAGTTTCATAACGTCCAACCCACTCATTGAACATCCACGACATATAACTAGTGGGTAGTTTTTGCTTTTCTGCCTTATTAACCTCAACTACTTCGCCATCATTGAAACTATATAGCCCTATACCAAAATCTTTAAAGCGCTGTATCGTAACCTCCTTCGGCTTTTTGACAGGTGATAAAGCGTATGATTCAGATGCGAACCATTTATTTGCATCGGCCTGATTTAATAAGGTATTCCACTGCCCTATTTTGGCTTCGACAGATATGAGACGTTTAATGCTATAGATTTCTCTCAAAGGCTTAGATATCCATTTGCCATTTTTACGTTCAATCAGGCCTGCATCGCACAGTCGCTCTATAGACTGTAAAATCGTTTTATAACTAAAGTGGGTTCTTTCACTTATTGATAATGCGTTCTCGCCTTTCATAGCTCTTATATTTTCAAATATTTTCATATCCGTAATTTCAATATGATTCCGTAAATCATTCCAATTATCTAGACAACTAGGGTCATATTCGGCAAAAACAATATCTGGGTAAGCTGTATCAACCATTGGCTCAATAAAAACAGCCAATTTGTTTTTTTTCCGTTTAAACGCTTGTGTAGTTATATCAATAAACTGATACACCATTTCAAGCTCTGGACCTTTACGGGTCGCCCTATTCTTTAAGCCAATATCTACTTTATTGGCATTGATCATTATCACATTTGACACATTTTTGCTCTCGTACAACAAGATTTAAATCAACATTATTTTTCGTTTTATAAACGAAACACTTCAAAAACTCATAATTGAACAAATTATCCTTAAACCAAATGGAAAAGCCAAATACACAAGTCGTACACCTTTTTTTCCAGAATATTTAGCATAGGTTGGACTTTGTATCTCAGACCAATCCTACTTGTTTTTTTGTGAAGTTACTATTGCCAAATGCCGATCCTTTATAACGTTCAGCTACTTCCTCAAGAACTTTGTGAGTTCCAAAACCATTTACCTCCAAAGGCATATGCTCAAGAAATGCATATCTTTCGATTAAGAGCCTATATTTCCAATACGTATCATTCTCGTCCGTACAATAACAATTGATCGACAATAATTGAGTAATTTCATAACCAAGAAATGAACGAACAATATTGGTATACATTTTTTCATCGTCGGACAGTTTTTCATTTTGAATTTTTTTCGCCGTAAAATCTGGGCCGATTGTGCCTCCAGGGACGTTTATGGCTATGAACTTTAACAGTTGGTAAAGAACTCTGAAGTAATGGCCACAATGTGAATTGTACGATTCAAGTATCCGTTTTGCGGACACTAAACTCTTCGAACGATATCTGTGGTCTCCTAATACATAAAGATAAATAAACTTAATGGCTGCTATTGGAGCGTTAGGAGGATATTTTGCATCATGAAGCACACTCTCCTCGTCTGCACTGTTTATCTGTCCGAGAATATTATTATCTGTAATTTGGTCAAGCGCTTTATTGTGCTGATCAAGCAGCGAGAAAAAAGTGCTTTCGAACTGTTGCCTTGCTAAAGTTGCTGATTGTTTATCAAGAACTTCTTTTGTTTCTACCTGGGCAGACGCGCTACGTTCAAGTTCATCTCGCGTTAATTGAAGCTCGTTTCGTGTCAACTCCAGCTCTTTGCTCTGTAAAACTATGGTAGTTAACAAGGCTATAAGACTTAAAAAGCTCAAGATTGGATTTAAAGTCCCGCCAAGATAGTCACCAAATGTCCCCCAATCACCCTTTCCCCCTCCACTAAGCCCACCATTAAAGTGCGTTAAATAGCGTCCCAATACACCTGCCATGATCAGAAAAATGACAAGGGCCATCCAAAGAAAATATTCAGCTAATTTTGTAGGAGTAATCAACTCAATTTTCTGGCTAAGGTTGCCTGATTTTTTAGCAAAAAAAACGATGACGCTCGCAATAGCTATCAAAACAAAAACATAACATGCGAATGGGACGCTCATAATTACCTTCATTTGACAAATAAAAAATTTACTTCTAATCTAACCCCACTCTCGCAAAAAACGAGAGTCGGGATTTCCAGCCCGCTTAATACAGAGATGCCAGCGCATCGAATGCGCTATTTTTTTGCCTATCGTTTTTCATGTGCCCGAAATCCGTTTCGGTAACATTTGCATTATGGTGGGCTGGCTTGGGCCGCCTTCGGGCGGGCCGCTCTCTGTGGCGGTACTGGAAACCTGAGTCAGTCCGCCACCCAATCTTTCCAAGCAAGTGGCGGTCTCTTTAATCACAGAGGAGTAACCCATGAACAAGCTATTAACCTGGCTGCTGTCCGTAGCGCCGGCACGCCATAAAATCCAAATCCGCCTGTTTCAAATCCGTTATCAACGCGCTGTCCGTGTTACGCGCGCGGTTATGTCGCAACCTGCCCTGTTCCGGGAGGTGTGACATGGAGCATCAACTTAAAACCCTGGCCAACCCGTTCCAGTTTGCCGATCTGGACATCCGCACCGCCACTGATGAAAATAGCGAAGTCTGGTTCTGTGCCAAAGATGTTTGTGCGGCACTCGACATTTCTTGGTCAAGTGCGACGCTTGAAAACATGCCTTACAACTGGTTAATGGTGATGAAACTTATCACCATTCAAGGCGAAAGAGAGGCCTATTTCATCAACGAAGCCGGCCTTTATCACCTCATCTTTCGCTCTAATAAACCCAAGGCCAAAGAGTTCGCTAACTGGGTTTGCGAAACCGTGCTGCCCGAGATCCGCAGAACCGGTTTCTTCGGCGCGGTCGACATCAAGGAACAGATAAGCATATCAAAACAGATCGTCAGCATATCCTTACAAATCGTAAATACGAAAAATGCTTACGTACGGCGGATTCTACAAGACCAACTGCGCCGACTTTGCAACATCGTCAACCAGCCCATACCGCCAGACGACTGGATAGCAAAGGACTACAACCAGGTAGA